GGAGGGAGCTTTAATGATTGGGAGTAATCCGCCTGTCTGTCTTTCAACTCCGCGATATCATTCGCTTGTTTTGTCATTGCGGGTTTATCATCTCCCAGGTCTGCAAGCTTCCAAACTGTTGTATCTCCGATTTCTATTTCAATGTAAAGTTTGTACATATCATTTCATTTTTTGAATTATTTTTTAAATTGATTCTTTAGACAGGTGGAATTATTCAGCCGTGTTAGTTCGCGACTGCATGCACCATTTTGTTTATAAGTGCTTGATTAATTGTTATTCTATTTCACTTGACGATTTCCACGGCGTCATATCTACTTCGGCCTCACAACTTGCAAAGTCTTGTTTTGCTGTCTTATCTATCACAAAGGTCATTGTTGTTACTAAATCTTTCCCATCCTTTCCAGTGAGCTCTTGTTTATCCGCAAGGCCTAAATCACGCGCTATTATACTTGCATTTAAAAACCCTGAAGCTGCGCCACTAAATTTTTGATTATAGATAGTTTCTCGTATACGCGTAACGATGTCGGAAAAATCTTTTGACTGTTCGTCTATCTTTGCTTTTATTGCTAATTCGAATTCGTTAAAGTACTTTGTATTGCACCTTAGATACAAACACATACCTTGAATAGTATAAGGTCTCATTTTAGGTAATCTTATAAGTTGATCTGGGAATAAAACTTCTCCAGTATCTTTATCCTTATATGGCTTATGTGTGCTTTTTGCCTGTTCTACTTCATAAAATGGATTATCATCGCACCATTGGAAATATTCGCAAGCAGCCTCCCACATAAGTTTAGGTGTAGTAAATAATTTATCACGTCCATGCTTAGACCGTAATTTCCAAAATTGATTTCCTTTAGGAGCTCCCATTGTTTTAGTATATATTTGTTTGTTGTTGAAAAATAGGCTATTCCCTGAATGATTTTCCATTAAACTCGATTCGTTTTGTCACTGCGAGAATTCTGTCAAATGTCCGGTTGCCATATTTTTTGATTAAATCCTCAGCTCCCAGATTTGAAGTCATTAGTAGCAATTTTCCGTACTTCTCAGTCGCATCAAGCACTTCCGGGATAATTAATCTCTTTTCGCCGTATTTTATAGATATATCCTCCGTCCCTATATCATCAAGCGAAATAATATGCTTTGAAAGCACCTTGTCAGGTTCCTTGTTGACATCAATCATATCGTATGAAGTAACTACCTTATTGCAGTATTTAAGTATTATAGCCGTAATTGCATAACGAGTGATGAATGTTTTACCTAGCCCGCAACTACCATACAACAAAAGCCCTCTACCATAATTATTCTCGAGCCATTCAGCGATTAAATCATATTGCGGCAGCCAGTTCATCTCTTTGCCTTCGAGGCTTAGAAAGTATCTCATAGCATTTTCAAGCACAGTTTTTGCGTTGGGTATTCTTATTATGGTTTTGTTAGCCGGAACTTTTAGCCCGTGGACCTTCATTTGTTCGAAAATTTCTGCAAATTCATTCATAATATCTAAAATCTTTTAACTTGTTCGTCAATATTTTTATCAAAAAGCTCTGTTGAAGGATGTCGATAAGTTACTTTGTCCGTTTTGCTGCGATTGTGCCAGGTTCTTACTGTAGCATTCCAATCTTTCATTGGGTTTTTACCTACTTTCCAGCCGTTTGCAGTGTAGTAATCAATAAAGTTTCGAGAATCAACATTCAATTTATTTTCAGAAATATAAATTGAAACTTCATTTATAGAGGGCGGTATAAATCTCTTTATTCCTTCTTTACTTATATTATCTTTACTTATATTATCTTTAGGAGCGTTACGAACACTTTTGTTACACGTTACATTTTCTTCAACTTTTTGATTTTCACGCCATTCTGAAATTCTTTTAGCGTTTTTTTCTTTTTTTATTACATACTTTTCGCTATAGTTTAGCAATTGTTTGTTGAAAGTTTCTCCATTGTTTGTATGAATTAGTTTGAGACTTTCCATAAACTTCCAACATTTTTCTAGCTTTTTCCCAACTTTCAATTGTGACTTTAATACATTTGTTTTGATTGGCTTTTCTTGAGATGCAAGTTTCTCAAGAAGAGTATAAAATAGCCCTAAACCCTCATAACCGAAATTCATGAAAAGTTCTGTTATCTTTTCGTCGTTAAATGAATTTGAATCGTGCATATAATACTTCATTTTCAACTCTTTAAAAGCAAATTTGTAAACTAGGCATGCGGAAAATGGATACAAGCTGAATGGATAATAATTTCCCTCCATAGAAAGAAGTTTCCAACACATCTGAAATGTCGGTTCTTGAGTCAATCAATATCGGTACCTCTGATATTTTCTTAAGAAGTTTTCTTTTTGCAGATAATTCGAGCAAAACACTTGAGTGATACTCAAGATGTGACGTGCTTGATGTTTCAGTTGCTAAACATGTAGCATAGTACAATCCACCTACATTTATGTTTGATTTAATGTTTCGAATCTTATCAGACACAATTATCAAATCAATTGGCTGACCGGATTCTTTAAGACAGAGAATAGCTAAGAAGATGTCACGATTAGCATCATAGTAAAAGCATTCCTCTGAAAGTATTTCAGACACTCGATCAAATGAGTCCGATTCAGAGATTAAACAGCCTAAGACGTACTTTTCAGCTGATATGTCTGAAGGCGGCAAAACATCTATGACTGATTGTTGGCCCTGGTTTATTGAATTCTTATTATTTAGATTTTTGGCCATGATCAACAATTATTTATTCACTTTCACTTTGGCTTCAACTTTTAATCCAGCATTCACCTCATCTGAAAAGAAGTAGACTTTATTCCCACTTTCATAAAAAGGGAAAAGCTTTTTATTCTTCAGGCGTTGTGCGGTTGGCAGTGATACCTCTAAAAAATTGGAAAGGCCTCTAATCCCGTTAATTTTAGTTCGAGGAGTAGTAGCGGGTGGAACTTGAGATATTATGTTGTATTTAGCAAAGATGTCATTCACTATTTTAGAAATTCTGGCGTTATCTTCCTCTACTGTTAGTTGATAAAGAGGTCGGGTGTCATTAGTCGTTGTGCTCATTGTTTCTGATTATTTGATCATTAAACTTCCCGTTCATATTCGCCACCTAATTCAAGGGCCTTTTGTCTGATTTTATTAGACAAAAGACTTTTACTATTACCATTTAAGGCATTGCGAACTGTTTGGTAAGTCGCACCCAGCTGAGACATGATCTCTTTCTTTTTTCCTGTTGGAACTAAAATTCTTTTTTTCATGATTTTAATTATTTATGTTGCAAAATTATTATGAATGAAAATCTATTGTTTGTAAATTTTATTACAATTGATGATTTTGTGCATTAATTCTTTTGCAAAGAAACAGACCAGCAGGAAACAAAAAACCCTATGTAGGTCATACATAGGGTTCGATATGGGTGTTAATAATAAATTCTATTGGAATATTTTTTCTATTTCTTTGTGTTTACAAGGCACTTTCCCAAGCTTTTTATAATCATTTGCTGCGCCGCTTAAACCCTTAAATCCAAAAATTGTCTCAAAGGGTTTAAATGAATTCCTTTTTTCTCCATGTTGCAAATTTAAGTGCTCGCTTGCAAGTTCAGCAAAATATGCCAACTCACTTTTTAAACCTCTCCACTCATAACCATTCCCGGATTCAACAACTAATCCGGCATTAATTGCCCTGTTGAATAATTCTTTTGCTTTGTCTGTTGTCAATTCCTTAAGCAATATATCTGAATTATTTTTAATCGAATTATCAAGTTCAGTTTTCTTGACTATACCATTGTTATTAAGTAGTCCGTTGCTTTTTCTATCGGGGTATTGAGATAGCTTTCCAAGTCTATACTTGGCTTCTAATTTTTCAATTTCAGCACCAGCTTCACCTCGTAAAACTCCTAATTTATCAAATCCATGCAAATCCTTTCTTATGTCTATAAGTTTTAAAAGCTTATCTATACTGTCATCACTATCCAGTAAATTAGTTGTTTTATTTATCATATTGATTGTTTCTGACTTTGTATTATAACCCTCATCATAATCCTCATGATAGTCCTCATCCACATATATATCCTCTTCACAAAGGCTTTCTATAATAAGCTCGTTATCAATATCGAAAACTTCAACTAACATGCCTATTTCGAAATCTTCAACGTTGTCCTCACTGATATATAAGCCGCTATCATTTGACTTTACTTCCATAATCGTCCTCAGTTAATTTATTGGTTGTGTTATTGGTTTTTCGTTGCTTTTTTCTTTAAGTTTATATCTATAGCCCGGTATCTGGTAAATGCTTTTGAGTTTTCTGAATGCCCGGTCATAGACCCAATTATGTCGTCTTTCACTCCATCGTTATACATTAAGCCGGCGAAGGTTCTGCGGGCCAAATGTGTGGTTGCCACTTTATGAAGAGGTAAAAATTCAATCGTTTCAGTCTTAGGGTTTAGATGTTCAACTGGCCTGTCAAGTTCTGCTGTTTCAAAAACAGTCTTCAGGGTTCGGTTTATCTCTGTATCACTCATGCGAGGTAACAAATAGCCTTCGGGGTCTTTGTAACGTTTAAGTATTTGAATGGCTTTTTTATTCAATGGTATTTCAACAGTTTTCATGTTCTCTTTGGCTGTCTTTTGCGGAACGTAACGCAAAGTATCACCATGAAGATTGTTTATTGAGAGTTTCATTAGATCGCTCACACGTGCTCCACAATAGCATTGAAAAATGAAAATATCCCGAACTTTTGCAAGTCTTTCATTTTCAAAGACAAAATTAAAAAGCAAGTCGCGCTCTTTCTTTTGTAGTACTATTGGTGTGCCGTAAAGTTCCGGGGTAATTTTGAAGTCTGCAAATGGATTTTTTATTGTTACTTCGATGT